CTTTAGTTGTTAACTACAGTTATAGTATAGCATATTTTTAGGCAAAAGTCAAGCTTTATTTCTTAGGCTTTTTCTTAAGTTTCTTAAGGTCCGCAGCGGTAATCTTCTTACGAGGAGGTGCTACAGCAGCCAGCTTCTTCTGCTTTGGTGAGTATTTAGAGTAAGGCATCAGTAGCCCTTCTTAACTGGCTTCTTTTTCTTATTTGGCTTTGGTTTAGTTCCTTTGTACATCATAGCTTTCTCCTTAGCTTTAGCTGAAAGTTCGTCCAAATGATATAGCTTTTTAGACGTAGAAGTGTGCTTAGAGCCGCTGTGGACTGACCCATCAGGCATCTTGTGTGTGCCTCCGGCGTGTTTAGAGCCGTCTCTGAAATAATGTGCTACGCCTTTTGCCATTACCATTTCACCTTGTCTGCCCAGTACGCTGCTGACATCTTGCCTTTGCTAATATTCTTAGCATGGCGAGCTTTAAATGATTTACGTCTGGCTTTCTCTTTATCTGTTTTCGGGTTTTTACCTGCACCACTGACACCTTGTTGTCCAAAACGAATGGTTTTGATTTCGTCACCTTCTTTGGCAACTACAACATGGCTCTTTGTCGGGTGGTTAGGCGTCTTCTTCGGTTTGTTGAAGCCGCTTACTCCCGCTCGTTTTAGGCTTGGGTGCTTGTCTGTCATTGCATAGTTCCTCCACCTTGTGGCGTAATTCCTCTAACAGGTGCCACTTGTGGTCTAGGTGCTGCTCTACTTGTTTCAGGAGAACTTGGAGTTCTTTGTCCGTTAGCATTTTGTTTACCCTTAATTTGTCTTTCTTTCAGCAGAGTTTCAGCAACGCGCATACGTCGTTCAAACTCCTTGTCCTCCGCATCGCCTTCACGTAAGTTCCTAGTGATAGCATTGATGCGGTCTATCTCCAACTCCATTGGTACAGCATTGGCTTCAGCAGCCAACTTAACAGCCCTTGCTGAAGACTCCTGAGCCTGTGCAGACAAAGCTGCCGTCTGGGACTGCTGGAACGCAAGCTGGGCTTGTTGTGCTGCCATAGCCATCTGCTGAGCTTCTGGATTAGGCTGCATCGCTTGCTGCATAGCCGCCAGAAGTTCCTCACGGTTGGAAAGATTCATGTTGTCTATGATTGACTGGATAAGCGTGTTGTACAGCGGTGAGTCTTTTTCCATAGTCTGCAACAACTGTACCAACTGAGTAACCTCATATTCTCTAGCAATAATACCCAAAGTGCTGCTGGCGTTGAACTTGTAGTCAGCAACGGGGTAGTTCTCAGGGTCAAACTGCATGTAGCGGTAAGCAGCTTTCTTGACAAAAGGAATCAGGAAAGACTGCTGGAAGTTAATCAGAGTGCGCTTGTGGCGCTTAATGATAGCACCAAGAGACATACTGATGCCAGCAGCTGTGGCTTCTCCATTGACCTGACCCGCGATACCAGCAGAGTCAACGGCACCAGTAGCCTGCTGAACCATCTGCTGAAGTGCACCAGCCTGAGCAAAAGTAATCTGGTTGACTTGACCAAAGTTAAACGGCTGGAGTACTTCACGCGGGTCTCCGCTGGTTAGGATCATTTTACCTGGGCGTACTTCCGGCTTAGCACCGCGTGGTAAACGTGTAGCGTCCACAGCGAGCATTGGGTGAATCGTGAGACTCAGAGCGTCAATTCTAGCTCGTAACTCAGTGTCCAGAGCTTTCTGACTGTTGTAGCCTTTTTCACACACGCCACGACCCCAGAATCTACCGGGCACTACGTCCCATGGAAAAGCGACTACTGGTCTGTCCTGCATCATGTACGGGTTAGCTTCTGCTTTCAACAGAATATCACCATTGGCAATAACGACAACTGCTTCTACGTACCGTGACTTCTTCTTGTCCTCAAGTTCTACGACTTCTTCGTCCTCGTCAGCCATAGCTGCTTCTAGAAGTTCTCGTGGCACTAAGCCGTAGTACTTCGTTAGACGTACTTTGTCGTCATTGTAAATCGTGAGGTCCTGGTCAGGCTCCAGGTCACTGTCGGGTGCTGCAGAGCCTACGTACACGTCCTTGTAGACGCCCTGTTCCTGCAGTATTTCTACTTGGTGTCGGCTTACGAACTCGTCCACAGCGACACCCATGGCGTCCTCTACAGACGTAGCTACGGGGTCAATCAGGAAGTTCTGTGGCAACACGGGCTTGAGCTTAACTTTAACACGCTCCATAATGTTGACACCGACAGCCTGCAAGTCTCCACCCATGATGGGCTGAGTAGCTGGAGCCATTTCTTTCATTTCTTCAATGATGATCTCACCCATGCCTGTGCCGTACACAGCTGCATTGATGAGACACTCTGCTACTGCTTTTCGAACCTTGCAGTCCTCAAAGTCCTCCGTGAGTTTGTTACGCAGGAACAACACGTCCTGGCGCTCAGTGTCGCCCATGTTGTCACTTACGTCGAACCACTTGCCACGGCCAAAGGTTGCTTCTTCTAGCTCAGCAACATTGGACTCCACGGCTTGCTGGAGCGCAGGTGAGATGATTCTGCTGCGTTCTGACTTACGGTCACTGTCCGCTGGGTCCCAGATGCCACGCCAGAGCCTGTAGTACTCGTCAAACTTGTACGAATAAGTAGACTCGTAGTGGTCACGCCAGTCGTCACATTTGGTTATTACCCATTCTTCCAGAGACTCCTGGATCATCAGAGGGTCGTTTTCGTATAGTTCACTCATAGTTAATATCCTGCTACCACGTCTAAGATTTCATGGTCATCTATTTCAAATTCGTAGTTGTACGCCACATTTGCTAATTGGTCTATGTACGCCAGAGCGTCCACTAAGTCGTCATGCGTCAGAGGGTCAGGAAACTGGAACAACTGGTCTAGAAACCTAGCGTTCCATTCTCCTTTGTTAAGTGTTACGAAGCCGTTTTCAAAGCGCCCCTGTAACGCCCACATAACTCTGTCAGTCTTCTTTTTGTTACCGTGGGTCAATTCTTCGACTCTGAAGAAAGTCCCGTAACGCTTCTGTAGGTCCGTCAGAGGGGACATTACGGCTTGCTTTGCAATCCCCCTTTCGATACCAACACTAACTGGCTCATAGTCCCTGACGACTTGGAATATCTTTGCTGCTGTTTCGTCAAGGCTCCAACGCCCATATACAATATTATCAACGTACCAGCCATCAGGACTAACTTTGACAACAGCAATCGCAGTCTCGTCAAGCTTCGTATTCTTAGTTCTCTTCTTGTTGACTTCTTCAAAGCCTGCCAAGTCAACTGCAACGTAGTAGTCTCCTATCTCCGGTTCTTCTTCAGAAACCTTTATCCAGTCCTCTTTAAACATTTCTGACCCACGAGCTTCAAACGACGCCATAAACTCCTGACGAAACGCATAGCTTGACATGGACTTCTTAGCAATATCGATTTCATCAGGGTCAAGTAGTGGGTTGTCATAGGAAGTAAAGTGCCAAGCTTTGTAAGTCTCGTCGTCACCTAGTTCAGCATACTTGTACAACTCGTAGAAGTGGTTACGGCCCATTGGCGTACCAATGAACATCGCACAACCCTTTTGGTCAGCCAAAGCAGGTCTCAAGATCTGCTCGAACACATCGGGCTTCATGTCGGCGTACTCGTCCAACACGAGAAACTTCAGCGACACGCCACGCATCGTCTCTGGTCTGTCAGCACCTTTGAGGCTAATCGTGGCCCCGTTGATTAACTTAATCTGCAGGTTGTTAATGTGACTACCTGAGATTACTGGGTGCCCAAGCTCCAACAGAGTCTGCCACATGATGTCTCGTGCTTGGCCTTGTGTGGGCGCTACGTAGAACACATGCCCCCTGTCGGCTTGCAGAGCGTTCACAATCAGCATCCATGCAGCAAGCCTGGACTTACCTGTACGTCTACCTGCAGCTACAATCTTGAATCTGGTGTCGTCTGCCCAGACTTCCTGTTGCCACGGCAGTAACTCAATGTTCAGATCAGTTGTCAAAAGTTAAGCCTGGGTGTGGCTGGGACAAACTCAAATGAAACAATGGTTACGAACGTAGAAGCAGCTTCCGGTGTCAATGACAACGTGTCACCTTCCTTCATCACAAGGAAAGCACCCGTTGGACCACCGAAGGTTAAGATTTCTTTGGAAGATAAGCTTTTGGCAGCTAGGAAGTCAATGTCAGTGCCACTGTGGTTCCACACAGCGTCTATGCTCTTAGTGGAACCTGTAGTATTAGAGATGAACAAGTAGCTAACTATGGCGTCATAGCCAGCAGGAGCAGTCAAGATAGTATTACTACTACCAGCTGTTAGATTAGCACCATGAGAAAACTTCATTAGTACAACCACATCACTGGTGTTGTACCACGAGTGTCAACGTGTACGAAGTCTTTGGCAATACCGATGCCGTTGAAGCCGATGTGGTTAGCTACGTTGACGATACGGT